GTATACCAAGATTGTTTCTTAAGAATGTCGTCTTTAAATGCATACGTATAGCCGGAAAGTTGGGCATTCTGGCCATGTGGAACAGTTGAGATGTTTCGTGGATGATTAGGAGCGTTGTAGGCCTCCTTCTTCTGGAATGCTTTGACAATCATGTCAAAGCCATGGTGGAACCGATTAGCGTCATTGCGGGCGCGCTGGAGTGGCTTTTGTTGCAAGGCCTCCACATGGGCGACTGAGTATGGCACGCCAGTGCCAGCTTCAGGCACGAGCTTATTTACAAACTCGCGCATGTACAGTCGCTGCTGTGGGGTCGTGTTCTCCCGCGCTTTTGCCTTTCTTAGGGGCTCTTGTATCCGTCCCTCGATGGTAGCCCGTTCATTTGTGCACGAGACGTTTGGAAACACTGCTGTTTGTGTCAGTGGTCCCGGTGCGTACTCGCGGGCATACTCGGACCCCTGCTCATAAGGGTCCGTGTCGTGCTTCTTCTCAGCTGATTGATAGTGCCTAGCCAATTGCCCAGGCTTGTGCACTTCAACAACTTGTGACAAAGAAGAATTTACCACGCATTTATGTAAGATGGCTGCATCGTGGTGATCGACTTTACTACGGCGAACAGTGTCAGACAAGTTCGTCGTCTTCGAGAGAGAGAATGCCGTACGGAGACATTCAAATGTTTTGAGGGGGACAGTGACGCTGGCAAATTGTCCTTCCTCGCCCAGACTTAGTTCTGGGCCTTCATGACCGATGTGTGTTATGGCATTGAAACTCTGGCCCTCAGTGCCGCGTTGTTTGTACACGGTCTGTTCGAGCATGGGGCCAAAGTCGCAGATGGGCAACAGATTGCTGCGGCAACGTGCAAAGGGGACAATAGAGACAATGACTCTGTTATCACTCAATGCGAACTGATCTATGGTAGAAATGGTTATATTCTTGCCGCCCGGGCCGACTCCGAATTTCTTTGTCAGCTTAGAACAAGCACTAGTATAACCCATCTTTTCCTTAACAGCGTTCTTGATTGTGGGCCAAAGCTTCAAAACTGGATCAACAGTGAAGACTGTGTCTTGATTGTAATTCCAGGTTCGATGATAGACATCCTTGCCGCCATTGACGCGGTAGTGGATGACATTATCATCAATCGTAAAGAACCCATCTTTGACGACGCCTGACACCACCTTCGGCTGGAAGGTGTATGCCAGAACTGGCAAGCCGTAGCTCAGCAGTTCATGCATGTTGACGTAATAATCAACATCCGTCATGACAAACATGTGGT